TGCGCCGCGACGAGAATGCCGGCGACCCCGACGCGGCCATCGCGCGCCTGCATGCCCTGGATCTGGATCACAGCCAGTACGTGCTGGTCAACTTCCAGCAGTTGTACAACATCTTAAGCAGTACCGCCGGGGTCCGGCGGCTGGTGGAACAGCAATTGGATGCCATCGGCCGGCTGGAAGAGGCGACCGGGCGCAAGTGGTATCTGCACTGAGGTAGCCTCCGCCCTCGGCTGGATTCATCAACATAGTTGGTACGTGATATACGCAAATCACGTATCCAAATACGCAAATCACGTAATTACAACCGTCTCCGACCCGGCGCACACTTTTGCGCATGGCCGGAATCACCCTTGCGCAAGCCCAAATCGCCCTCCAAACGTGGATCGACGCATCCACCGCGGTCGCCGGGGGCCAATCCGTCGCGCATAACGGCCGTGCGCTCACCCGCGCCAACTTGGGCCAGATCCAGGAGGCAATCGTCTTCTGGGATCGCAAATGCAAAGAACTGCAGGCGATTGAAGATGCCGCTACGTGCAGCGGCCCACGTCGGCATGCGCATATCGTCATGGTCGATTGCTGATGGCGGGTCCCACGCTCACCGGTGTGCCTCCCACCTGGCGCGCCCGTTTGGCCAACGCACTCTTGGGCTCGGGTCTGAGTGCTGGCGCCACCGGCTACGCCGGTGCGGCTACCTGGCGCGACACGATGCGCGGCTGGATCATCCCCCAGGGCTCCCCCGATGAAATCCAGGCGCGCGATCGGGTCCAGTTGCAGAAGCGTGCTGCCGATCTGCGCCGTAATGAGCCGTTTGCTTTAGGCATCGAGCACACCAAAAATCAGGGTGTCGTCGGCACCGGCCTCACCGCCCATGCTTCGATCGATCGCGATTTTCTGCGCCTGTCCGATGAGCAGGCCGACGCCTGCGAGGATGCCATCGATCGGTATTTCGGCGCATGGGCCGACTCCGCCGACAGCGACGCTCGGCGCACGCTCACGTTTTATGAGCAGCAAGAGGTCGCCTTTCGCGGCACCTTGCGCGGCGGCGATCATTTCGTGCAGCTCACCCAGGTGCGCCGCTCCGAGTTGCCCTTCCAGCTCGCGCTGCAGCACATCACGGCGGCGCGCGTGTGTAACCCCAATTGGGCCGCTGACAATGAAACTCTGGTCGGCGGCATTGCCCGCGATGACATCGGCGCGCCGTTGGGGATCCATGTGGCCAACCGCTACCCCCAGAGCGTGCGCCCGGGGGCTGCGCTCACCTGGTCGTACCTGCCGCTCTACAACCCGGCCACCCAACGCCGGCAGGTTCTGCACATGGCGCGCGTGCTGGATGCCGATGAAACGCGCCCGGTCCCGGATTTGTCCCCGATCATCCACGATTTGAAACAGGTCAGTCGCTATAAAGGCGCCGAACTGGATGCCGCCGTGAACAATGCGGCCGTGGCGATGCTGATTCGCACCGCCACCAGCACCGGCCTGGCCGGCCTGGGTTTCGATACTTGGCGTAATGCCCGCGGGGAGTATTACCGCGAGTCGCCAATCAAAATGAAAGAGGGCCAATCCAACATTCTCGCCCTCTTCCCGGATGATGATGTCACCAGCTACAACCCCAACCGCCCCAATCCGGCGGTTGAGGCGTTCGTGGAGGGCTATGCAAAACAGATGGGGATGGCGTTGGAATTGCCGCATGAAGTGGTCATGAAGACATTCGCCTCCAGCTACAGTGCCGCCCGCGCGGCGCTGTTGATCGCCTGGGGCTTTTACGTCGGCCGCCGATACTGGCTGACTTCGCGCTTCTGTCAGCCGGTACGCACGGCCTTTGTTGATGAGTTGGTCGCCTATGGCTTCATCAACGCCCCCGGCTATTTTGCTGATCCCTTCATCCGCGCTGCTTACAATCAGTGCGATTGGGTCGGCGACAGCCAAGGCCAGATCGATGAAACGAAATCGATCGGCGCCGCCATGGATCGCATCAACGGCAACTTGAGCACCCACGCCGCCGAATGCGGCGCGCTCACCGGCAAGGATTGGCGGCAGATCATCAAGCAAAAGGCGAAAGAGCAACGGTTGATGGAACGACTCAACATCGCCGACACGACCGCTGCCAAAGGCCAGCCCCAGCCTCAACCATCCGCCGAAGAACTCGATCAGGCCGATCAGGCCGGAATGGTGGCTCATGGCTAGCGCGTTCCTCGGGAAACAGCCCCATGCCTAAATGCAGCGCCCATGACTTGATCGCATCCGTCCCCTGGGCGATTGAACCCGCGGCCTTCGATCAGATCCTGCTGATTGCTGGCCGCGCGAATGAATCCCCGGAGATCGTCGCGGCACAGATGGGCCGTCCGCTCGACAATAGCGCCACTGGTTCGATCGTCGGCAGCGTCGCGGTCATCCCGATCTTTGGCCCCGTCTTCCCCCGCGCGAATCTCTTCACCGAGGTCAGCGGCGCCACCTCCTTGGAGATCGCCGCGCGCGACCTGTCCGCGGCGGAAGCCGATCCCGCGGTCCAAACGGTCCTCCTCAACTTCGACAGCCCAGGCGGGTCCACCACCTACATCGCGGAGTTCGCCGCCCAAATTTCCGCTTTCTCGAAGCCGCTGATTGCCTACGTCGGCGACCTGGCCGCCAGCGGCGGCTACTGGCTCGCCGCCCATGCCCCGCAGATCGTCCTGAGCCCTACGGCCCTGGTCGGCAGCATTGGCGTGGTGCTCAGCTACCGCAAGCCCGATCCCAACAGCCCCACGGGCGAGATCGTCTCGAGCTCCAGCCCGTTGAAGCGAGCGGACCCCACCACCAAGGCCGGGCAGGCTGAAGCGCAGCGCATCGTCGACGAGCTGGCCGCCGTCTTCGTCTTCCAGGTCTCCCGCGCCCGCAAGGTCTCCGAGGCCAAGGTCCTGGCTGACTTCGGCCAGGGCGGCCTACTGGTCGGCGCTGCCGCGGTCGCCGCCGGCATGGCCGATCGCATCGATACCCTGGCCAACGTCTTGGCCGCCGCCAACACCCCAAAACCCACGAGGTTCATGATGTCCCAAGCAACCGCCCCCGCCGCGGTCGAGGGCGTTGCCCCCCGGCCCATCACCCGCGCCATCCTCGCCGCGGAAGCCCCCGATCTACTCGCCGCGCTCCTCGCCGAAGGCACCGCGGCCGGCCGCGTGGAAGGCGCCACCCAGGAGCGCGAGCGCATCCAAGCCGTGCTGGCGATCGGCATCCGCGGGCACGAGGCCCTGGTGCAGTCCCTGGCCTTCGATGGACATACCACCGCCGCCGAAGCCGCGATCAAGATCATCCATGCGGAGCAGGGCACTCTCGCCACGCAGCGCCAGGGCATCGCCGGTGCCCCGCCCCCGGTCGGCTTCGCCCCCGCGCCTGCGCCCGAGGCCGGCACCGATACCGGCACCGATACCGGCGCCCATGGCAAGCCGGCCGCCGCGCTGCGCATCCTCGCCAATTACCGTAAGGTCAGCGGCCAGGCCGTCGCCTGAGCCGCGCCCACCCCGAGGCCACCCCAATGACCACCACGTCTCACGATGACTTCCTCGCCGGCTGCAACGGCGATGAGGTTTACCTGCCGCGCAGCCTCATCACCGGCACCGATGACCCGGATTTCGGCTCCGGCACACTGGCCGCGGGTCAGATCCTGGCGGCCCATACCGTCATCGCCCGCCAACACGATGTCGGCGCGTCGCTCGCCACCGGCACCGCGGCGGCCAACAACGGTATCACCTGGAATGCACTGGTCGGCGGTGCCAGCGGCAACGACGTCACCATCGCCCTGGTCAATCCTGGAGCCAACAACGCCGCGCTCGCAATCACGGTCACCGGCTCCGCGATCAGCGTGTCCCTGGCCACCGGGGTGGCAGGCGCCATTACCACCACCCCCAACCAGTTGCTGCCAGCCATCGCCGCCGAAGGCGCCGCCGCTGCCCTGGTCGCCCCAGTGCACACCGGCGCCAGCACCGGCGCCGCGGCCGTGGCCGCCGTCGCCCCCACCCACCTGTCCGGCGGATCTGGCACCGGCCAACTCTATGCCTGGAACCCAGCGGCCAGCGACGGTACCGAGGTCCCCATCGGCATCTTGGTGCACTCCGCCGACACCACCGCGGGCGCGCAGAGCGCCCCGTACTACACCGGTGGAACCTTCAACCCCGATTTGGTCGTCTGGCCGGCCGCGGTGCAAACAGATTCGCAGCGGGCGACCGCGTTCGATCGCACTGACATCGTCCTGCGCCGTCCGTATTGAGTCCCGGAGCACACCCCATGAATTACTATGATCTGGTCACGATGCTCGCGGTGCTTGAAGCGATCCCGCGTTTTGATCCGCTCCTGCTGCGGCTGTTTTTCCCGGAGATGGTCCTATTCGATACGTCCGAGATTGCATTCGACAGATTGCAGTTGGATGAATCTGAAAAACTGGCGCCCTTCGTTTCACCCTTCGTCGCCGGCCGGGCCGGCAAGCTCGACGGCTACAAGACCTCGAGCATGCGCCCGGCCTACGTCAAGCCGATTAACATCGTCGATCCCGGGCAACTGTTTACCCGTCAACCGGGTGAGTTGATTGGCGGCAGCCTCAGCCCCCAGGAACGGCGCGACGCCATCGTCGCGTCTCTGTTGGAGCAACAGCGCAGCCAGATCATGCACCGGCTGGAGTGGATGGCCGCCCAAGCGATGCGCGCGGGCAAGTACACCGTGGAGGGGGAGGATTACCCCAAGGTGGTGGTCGATTTCGATCGCACGTCGACCCTTACCAAAACCCTTACCACTACCGCCCGGTGG